GCAGCGGCCTTGGGCTTGTCCCTTCTTCAACAAGTGACACGCGGCGCGTGTCCATCACTCTCGACGCCGACCGCATCCGTGCCATGCGGCTCAAAAAATCCATCATCACGGGCGCAAGGCTCCATGACCAAGAAGCGCAGAAAGGCTCCACGCGGGGCGCGTGGTACATGCTCACAACGACCTACGCAAAGGGAAGCGACCGCAGCCCTCGTGACATTAGCGAATTGGTTAAACGCATCCGGGGCTTCTTCGATCGAGCTGTACGAATTCGCTACCGGGGCAACTATCCGCGCCTCCGTTACCTATGGGTCGGCGAACTCACTAAAGCCGGGGTTCCCCACTACCACATCCTGATCTGGATTCCTCGCGGCATCTTCCTGCCGAAGGCTGACAAACGCGGCTGGTGGCCTCACGGCCATACGCAAATCCAGAAGGCCCGTAACGCAGTGGGCTACCTCGCCAAGTACGCCTCCAAGTGGACCGGCGCAATGGCTGAGGCATTCCCGAAGGGCTTCCGCACGCATGGCGTGGGTGGCCTCAACGACGAATCCAAGCGCGAACTTCGCTGGTGGAAAGCCCCGAAGGATGCGCGTGACGCACTCGGCCCGTTGGCCGACATCCGCAAAGCCCTGGGCGGCTACGTGGACAAACTCACCGGCGAATTTTGGCCCTCGCCGTGGCGCGTGTTCTTTTTGAAGGGCCAAACAATTGCATGGAAATTGGAGGCTGTATGAACTGCATCATCATCAAGTCGGGCACCGCTACGCCGCGCGCCGTCAAGCGCAAGGACGGCACTCAGGTCATTTTCAAGGAGCAGAAGGCGGCCATTGAAACCGGCGAGGACTTCCCGAAGCCCTTCACTATCAACCTGGGCGATGACCAGCCGCCGTACCCGCCGGGCAAGTACCTGCTGGACGTGTCCTCGCTGGAAGTCGGCGATTTCGACTCGCTCAAGGTCGGCCGCCGCGTCCATCTGATTCCGATCCCGGCGGCCACCGCTGCCGCCGTGAAGTAAGGCACCGCCATGGCGCAGCAAGCCCATGTCCTTTACTGCGTGGAGTTCGACTCCACCGGCACCTGCCTGCAGCAGGCGTGGCTGCCTGCGCCCTCTCTTCTCCCGCCTCTCAGTTCGGCCGAGGTGGGGCAGCTGCTCACGGTAACGGCGCTGTGCTTGGCCGTAGCGTGGGGCTGGAAACAATTTGGCCGAACAATCCGACACTGAAAAAGGAGTTATGCAATGGACGTTACCGAAGCCGTGACCGCTATCGCTGCCATCACCGCCGGCATCGCCGCCATCGGCGCCGCGAAGCTGCTGCCCGCCGCCACCGCGGTGGGTTTCAAGTGGCTCAAGGGTGCGATCTTCGGCTGATCGTCGAAGGGGCGGGGGGCTTCGGCCCCCCTTCTTTCATGAGGGCACAAACATGCTTGGATGGTATGTGCTATGCGTGGGACTGATCGCGCTTCACATCGTTTTTTCGGACTGAGCCTTGGCCTGTTCGTGGTGCTCCTGGCGGCGCTGATGGCGCAAGCCACCGCTGCGGACTACATCCCCGCCAATCAGCCGATCCCGCAGAACGTGCGCGTTGTCGGCACCAACTCTGCCGGCGCGAGCACTGTCGTGGGGACGACGCTGCCCACCGTGTACGGCGGGGGTTTCAGCAACGTCCCCGTGTCCACATCCTGGGCGTCCGTGGGCGCTGCCGCTAAAAAATTTTTAGGCCGTGCCGCGCCCTATGTTGGCTGGGCGATGACCTTGCGCGAAATTATCAATGGTGCAGGGTGGGTGATTGACGAACTGGGCCGGCAGGTGGTCGTGCCACCGACCGCCACGCAGGTTCCTGCGGGCGTCACCATGTATTGCCATTCGCCCACCGGCCAAAGCGGGCAGCGCTGCTCTGCAACGGGGGCTGGTGCCGTTTCCATCGTTAACCACCTTTATCCCTACACCACGGGTTGCACGTTTAGCTATCCGTTTGTGCAGTGTGAGGTCGGCGGAGCGTATGCGTTCTTTGCGAACACGTTTGCAGAGCCGCGTTATGACGACGGCACTGGCACGACGGAAGCTGTTCCGGTTTCTAATCACGATTTGGGCTATGCGCTGCGCGACCGTCCCGACGTCATCAACGCCGTGTTGATCGACCCCGACACCGGGGCGCCGATCCGCACCCCTGAACTGGTCGCGGCCATGAACGATCTACGCAAGGCGTTGGAGGCCGCGAACGGTGCCCAGCCTGCGCCCGATATGCCGACCGATCCCGACTGGTCGAACCCGGACACCAGCACGCCGAATCAAACGCAATGGCCTGGCTTCTGCGATTGGGCAACCACCGTCTGCGAGTTCATCGACTGGGTGAAGGCACCTGACGATGCGCCCGAGCGCCCGGAAGTGCCATGGGACGAGACACCGCCCGAGCCGGTCCAGTGGTCCAGCGGCCTTGGCGGTGGTGAGTGCCCGGCCCCGCATCAGGTCACCGTCAGCATCATGGGCTACAGCGCTTCGCCGTCGTTCGAGTACACGCCGCTGTGCACCGCTGCGACCTATCTACGCCCGGTGCTTATCGCCGTGGCCACCATTGTTGCCGCGTTCATCGTGGCCGGACTGAGGCAATCGAAGGATGCGTAGCTGGCTCGGAAATCTGCTTCGGGAGTTGTTCGGCGACTCGATTGCTCGCGTCCTGGGCGGGGCAGGGCTTTCTTTGACCACCGCCGCCGTTCTGATCCCGCTGGTCACCACCGCGCTCAATCAGGCCGCCGATGCGCTGGCCGGCGTGGGTGGCGAGATTCTTCAACTTGCGCTGCTGTTCGGCATCGGTGAGGCGATGAGCATCGTCGGTTCGGCCGTGCTGACCCGCATGGCGATGACCGCCGGAAGCATCGGCATCCGCAAGGCGGGGAGGGGCTGACATGCTGATCTTGATTTCCGGCCAGCCGGGCAATGGCAAGACCCTGCGCACCATGGCGCTGCTGCAGGAGGAATACGAGCGCAACATGGCCGCCGTGAAGGCGGGCAAGGAGGAGCCGCGCCGGTTCTTTACCAACATTGCCGGTGCCACCACCGAGGAAAACCCGGACGCCTTCCCGTGGCTGGAGCGCCTGCCGGACCACAACGACTGGACCCAACTGCCGGACCGGTCCTATGTCGTCTACGACGAGGCCCACTCGGACGGCCAGACCCCGGGCCTTGAGCGTTACGGCCATCTTTTCCCCTCTACTGGGCGGCCGGGTGAGTCCAGCGATCCGCGTATCCGGGCCATGTCCACGCATCGCCATCGTGGGTTCGATATCGTCCTGGTCACCCAGTGGCCGAGCAAGATTCACCACCAGGTGCGTACACTCGTTGGCCAGCACATCCATATGAATCGTTCTATGGGTCTTGCTGCTGCCGGCGTTGTGTCGTGGCCTCGTGTGCAGCCGGACCCGTACGACGAAACCGCACGGGAGAAGGCGGAAGAGGAAATCTGGAAGTATCCGACCGATCTCTACAAGCGCTATCACAGCGCCACCGCGCACACCGCCAGCCACAAGTTTCGCGTGCCGAAAAAGGTATGGGGCGGGATATCGAAGCTGGTCGTGCTGCTGCTCGTTATGTGGGCGCTCTGGCACTACCTCGTCGCGCGCAAGATGGCCCCGCCGGATGACAAACCCACAGTGCAGGAAGTGCGCGGCGCAGGGGCAGGCAGCTTGCTGCCGGCCGCGCCGCGCTCCACGGATGAACCCGAATTGATGGTGGGCACTGGTGCGTACGTTGCTGTGCAAACCGAGTCTGCGCCTACGCTGGCTGGCTGTGTCGCATCTGCCAGCCGGTGCCGGTGCTACAACACGGACGGCTATCTGATCGACATGACGCAGCACCAGTGCCGCGCACTGCTGGCCGAACCGCTACCGTTCAACGTCTACCACGAGTACCGCGCACCAGCTGGCCCGTCGCCTGGACAACCTGCGGGGCAGGGTGCTGCCTCGGCAGGGGTTGTTGTCGAGGGTGACCCGGCTGCCGTGGTCGGTGCAGGTCACCGGGTGGGCGACGCGCCCGGCCCGCAATCTCGCGGGTTTGAGTTCGGCGGATGACTCGGGGTGTATTACCGCTGAGGGAACAGCGGCACTACGTCACCCACACGGAAACCGCTGCTTCGCACCTTTGCTGCCTCGGTACGCTCTCGGGCAGCCTCGGCCCACAACAGCCCGCGCAACCGCTCTGGCGTGATCCGCACCGAACTGCGCCGGGGACCGGGGCCGACCAGGTACCGCCCGGCGAGCCGCCAGCCGGCCCATGGCCCGGCCAGTGGCACATGGTTGTATACCACGTGGTCGTAGTGCGCCTTGGCGCAGGGGTTCGGGCAGGTCTGCCCAACGGCCCAGCACGGCGGACGGCGATGGGTGTCCCACGGGTCTACAGGCATACGGTGGCTTCCAGCGTATCGGTGTCGGCTTTGCGGCGTATGCGCGAGGCAAGCACGTCCCGTGCCAGTCGCCACCAGTACCCCAGGGTGCAGAACATAATGTGCAT